TAATCTAATGGCTTTAGATAACTTTGATAACTTAGTAAAAGAAATAGTTGATTGGTCGCATCGTGACGACTTAGGCACTAAGATACCTGACTTTATATTGTTAGCTGAAAACGCTATGTACTCAAATGATGTAGCAGTATTAAATGTGCGGAGTATGGAGATTGTTTCGACTGCCGCAACTGCCGGTCAATATGTAGAGTTACCGCCTAACTTTGAATCAGCGCGTAGTGTTCGATTAGTTACCGGTGACAATGGTGGAGAGTTAAAGTTTCAAGCTCCTGAGCAGATGCACAAGCAAGTGGCTACAGGTCGCCCAAACTTCTTTACTATTGTAGGTAATGAAATCCAATTAGATCGCGTACCTGATAGTGAGTATACGTTAGAGATTCAATACTACCGCAAAGCTACCCCGTTAAGTCTTACTAATCAAACTAACGACATATTAACTAGCCACCCATCTATCTATTTATTCGGTGCATTAAGTGCTCTATTTAGCTTTTCATTAGATACAGAGTCACAAGCAAAATATACGCAAATGTTTATTGGTGCAATCAAAGGTGCTAACAAAGCAGATAAGAAAGGACGTTACGGACCTGCTCCTTCAATGAGTTTAGATAACGGGATGGTGGTTTAATGCCATTCGTAACAGTACCGGTAAACATTACAGGGCCATCTTATCAAAGTAGGTCTAAGCCTTTATCTAGTCAACAGACGGTTAACTGGTATCAACAGTTTAACGAAGGTGGCAAAGAGTCATATGTATTGATGCCGTTTCCTGGTCTTGAGACTAAAGGCAATGCAGCAGGTAAAGACCGCGGCTTTCATCGTATGGCTGAAATACTTTATCAAGTAAAAGGCACTTCATTATATGAGATTGACAAGCTAGGTAATCACACTTTACGCGGAACGATACCAGGAACTAAACGATGCATAATTGCAGATGATGGTATTAATATGTTTATCGTTGTTCCTGATGAGTTGGTGTGGCAGTACAATACAGACACCAATACAGTTTCACAAGTAACCAACGTAAACATCACTAAAGCTTTATCTGTAGACTTTTTTAACAATCAATTTATTTACACCTTTGCTGACTTCTCGACTGTTTCAGATGTTGGTAATGGCGCAGAGGCTACCGGATTAAACCGTATAGGCGAGGAAACATTACCTGATGCAATGGTTAGAGACTTTGTTTTTGATGAGGTTATATACCGCTGTGGCGTTAGGTCAATTGTCGGTTGGTATAATTCCGGTGTAGGTTCACCGCCTATTGATAAACTACAAGGCCGTATTTTTAATGTTGGCTTATCTGCTCCTTATTCAATCGCTAAGACTGATGAGGCGATGATAATGCTATATACAGAGCGCAGGCAGGAACTAAAGAACGCATAAGCTCAGACGCAATCAGTAACGCTATATCTAAATTCAGTGTTATAGATGACGCGATAGGCTTTACTTATACTTTTGAAGGACAGAATTTTTACACAATAACATTCCCTAGTGAAAATCAGACTTTTACAGTTAGTGAGTCATTAGGCGAAAACGGGTGGTTTGAATTATCTAGTGGGTTACAGGATGGCAAGTGGCAAGGCTCAAGCGTAATCAGTGCTTACAGTAAAAACTATGTGGCTGATGCTGATAACGGCAATGTTTACCTATTAGATTTAGATACCTATGAAAACAACGGTGAATCAATCAAGCGAACAAGAGTCACATCAAACATAGATGCTCGTTTAGTTGGTGGCGCTTTAGGTGATGCGGTTACTATGTCAAGCGTGATAATTAGCATGGAAACTGGTGTCGGCTTAATTGTCGGTCAAGGTGATAACCCTCGCATAATTGTTGAAGCTTCTTACGATGGCGGAAACATGGGCTGCGGGTGCATGGCCTAAAGTCGGTCGTCTTGGTGAATTCGTGTTAAAAGTTAAATGGGATAACATGAAAACCTTTTACGATTGTATGTTAAGGATTTCATCTACTGACCCTGTTAACTATTCTGTATACAGTGCAAACATTGATTTGAAATTGGCGGGTAGATAATGGCTAACTTAGTAAACCCACCACCGTTTTTAAATATACCTCCTGCTCTATTCAAGGATAGAGCGACAAGGGCATATATTGAGCAACTGAATACTATTATATTTCAACTATATAATAAGCTTGGGGGTAATGACGATCCTATAGCTGATTTAGGCAACTCAAGCAGTAACGGATTTAACTCACAAGTACAATGGATGCAACAACAAATAAACGGCTTGTCTGATTTCACAATTGACACGACAGGCTTTAAAACAGATACAACCTTTATAACCACTGACAAGGTGATCGCATAATGGCACAACAAAATATAAACATAGGCGCGGCAAACGCCAAAGCAGGTGATACTTTATTTTCAGCATTCACAAAGACTGAAGCTAACTTTACAGAGCTTTATACTGATGTTGGAGCGAACACTGCGGATATAGCAACTAACACTGCGGCAATAGCAGGAATAAGCGGAGGAACAAAGACATACTGGTTTGATGATAACGATTTAGCGACAGCTACAACACCTATATCACATACTGGCGGTGCAACTAATACATATCTTACCAACGATTCATTAGGCCCATTTACTAACGCTTACAACCCTAACTCAAAAGACAGATTGTGGAACTCATCAACAAACAAGTTTGATTTCACCTCGTTAAAAATAGGGGATACTTTGGAGTTTAGAGGAGATATTGAGGTTGACACATCATCAGCAAATCAAGAAATAGACATATTGATGTCACTTGCTGAGGGCGAATCATTCCCTTATGAATTAAATATTATTCACTTATACTATAAGTCAATAAGCTCCAGCAATAAAATAACGTTTATGTTCCGCATTTATATGGGTGATGAGCAGACAAGGGTTGGAGGGGCTAGATTTAGGTTTGCTTCAGATGATAACGCTGATATACAAGTAAATGGCTGGTTCTATCAGATTACAGAGGTTTAAATGGCAACTTTACAGATAATAGACAACCTAACTATCAGCGCTGTTGATGCACCTCAAACGCTTTATACTGCGCCCGTTGGTCAAGATGTTGTTATTGAATCGTTTACGGCTTCAAACACATCAGCAGTCAACGCAAGCTACAAGGCTTATATAGTTTCGGCTCTTGGCGCACAGCAGCCGCAAATACCATTTAAGGTGGTTGTGTGGGGTGAAAACGATCTAGGTATAGGCATTGTAAATCAAGTTATACCTGGTGGTGGAGCGCTTAGGCTAGAAGCTTCAGCGCTTGATTCTATTTACTTTACGGTGACAGGTAGAGAGTTGTGATAGTTAAAAAAACAACTAATATTGACGATATAAAGTCGATATTATGCAACCCCGCTATATATGATACAATAACAGAAGATAACAGCCCTTTAGCGGAAGATTTTACACCAGTATTTGAAGATCATTTATATATTGGTGGATACGTTAAAGGCGAGATAATAGCCTTAATGGTTTATCACAAACATTTAGACGGTAATAAATGCCATGTGCAAGTATTACCAGAATTTAGAAAGGAATACGCGCTAAAATTTGGAGAACAATCTCTGCTCTTTCGGGGGAACTCGCCACTTTATGCTGTAATACCTGACTTGTATAAAAACGTTTTAGAATTCGCTTTACACTTTGGCTTTAAAGTCATAGATAAAAAGATTAATTCATACGTTAAAAATGGCAAGTCACACAACGACAATATATTGAGGTTTGAATAATGGGATTTTTCAGAGATGCCGGACTAGGCGCAGCAACACCAGGTACATTAACATCACTGTTAGATCCAGGTGATTTAGCCGGCACCCATGCAGCGGGCGAAGCGAAAGACGCAAGCAAGGCAGCAGAAGCAGCACAACAAGACGCATTAGGTCGTTCAATAGCTGAAACACGCAGAGCAACCGAAGAAGGCCAAGGCTTTCTGGCTCCCTTTGGTGGTGTTGGCTTGCAAGGTGTTGAACAGGCTGGATTCTTAACGGACCCTCAAGCACAGTTTGATTTCTTGCAAAACAATCCTTTATTTCAAATGGGTTTAGATAATGCTAACCGTCAAACACAGCAGAGCGCAGCATCTAGAGGTCGATTATCTTCAGGTGATACCTTGCAAGCATTAAATCAAAACGCTTTATTAACTGCCTCGCCATTGATTCAGAGTCAAAAACAATCTATCGGTGACTTGTTAAACTTTGGTGGTGG